AGCATTACCGCTAACTCTCAGATATACGCAAGTCGGACATTTTTTCCGTTTCTAATCGGTTACACGGATATGCGCAACCGAATCAATACTTATCAAAGGATTTGAATTGGTAACCTCAAGATACCCTACCCTTTTACGCCATTGGAATCTCAAAAACCAACCCTTAGGCCTCTCTCTCTTATCTAATATGTAAATCATATCGCGCTGTTCAAGTGTAGGCACTTCGGTAACCATCGCGCGAATATCATTCCACGCATCTTTATACGTGTATAAAAATACCGTCAAAGAATCTTTTTTACAGGGAATATAAACAGTATCGTACTTAATCGTTTCCGTTTTTAATCCGGTCGAAAAGGTTATAGCTGAGGCAACATCTTTCGTTTTATTAAACTTATTAACCCACTTCAACTCATTCGCCTCTAACGCTTTTTTAAAATTACTTTCGTTGAGTTGTATCGTTTTGGTCTTTGTAATCAAATCACCTTGCGCACCAACATACTTAATATTTAATTCCTGGTAATCTTTATTAGCTGCATCTCTGGCCCGCTCGGCTTCCTTCCTAACGGATCTCTCACTCAGCCACATTTTAAAAAAAATAGCTATCAAGAGGATAAGGAATAGACCTATCGTGTATTTGTTTAACAATACTTTTGCAATCATAAAGCCTCAACTTTTAATATCCAATCAAATAAACATTGCGCAATTCTATTCTGACCTTCTTCGCTGTTCAAAAACTCCGCTTCTTTTCTATTGTCGAAAAATAAAAACTCTGCAAGTATAGATGGGCACTTAGGCCCAATCCACACACCGTGCTTATCCCAATAACCCACCATCAGAAACCTTTCTTCCTTGTCATGATCTCCGTCTGACAAATCAGATCTGAATTTAAACTCCGGTAAATGAGTTTTAACACATTCATAAAGCAACTCCGCTAATCCATCAGCTTCGGTTTCGCCTATGCTTGTAAATATTTCGTTACCACTTCCTCCGCCAGCGTTTGAATGTATCGACAAACAAACTGCGTTAGGGTGTCGCTCATAAAGTAAGTTAGTAAGCTTTGATCTGGTAGATAGTGGTGTATCAAATTTCTCATCGTACACCAACGCAAAGTCTATGCAGTCATTCGCTTTAAGCATACCTACTAACTTGCTCGCAATAGCTCTGTTAGTTACTCCTTCGTAAATAGTATAACCATCTTCAAAGGTGTGCATCTTATTTGGTGCAGTAGTGTAAACACCATTAACTATCCCGCCATGACCTGCGTCAATTATCCAATATCGTTTCATAACAAATCAGTATTATAGTATGCGTAAATCATCCCTACACTCAACACAAGTAAGAACCACACCCGCGCAATGAATGGTAACACTCCTAATATTTTATCGGTAAATCCATTACCTAAATAATGCGGCCTTAATCCTCTTACCATGTTCAACCCTATCGGAAAGATAAGTAAGTGTGTGAATAATCCACCAAGCAAAAAAGTTATAAACTCAGCGTGTTCACGTACTCCTAAAAAGTAGTACAACAAAGTAAACACAATTAACCGTGAAGTAATAACAAACAAATGATTGATTGATGCCTTGCCGTCAGGTGTCGGGTCTTTCTCTTTAACCTCGATAATATACCAATGCAGAATTACCTCCACGTTAATAAACGCTATCCACAATATCCAGATCATGAGTGTTTTTATTTAAAGTAAATTATTAACTATATTTGCGTAACAGCTTTTAAAGGGCCGGAGGCTGATAACCGGCAAAAGAGAATTTTCTCAAGGGGTAACTAACACTTACCCCTCTTTTAATTCTTTGCCTTCCATTTCTTCCAGGCAACTATCACAAGTTCCGGCATAAACCCAGCACATAAATAGTACAAGTCATTCCATTGGGGATTATCAATTTCAATCATACCGATATTCAATTGATTATATCCTAAGTACATTACAATAGGCACACACACAAGTGATGCTAACCAATTATCCCAATACTTTAAAACGTATGCCTTTATTGAGAAACTCAAATCGGCATCGTCTGATTTGTCCTTGTCAATTCTAAAAATAATTACATTAAAAGCAAGCCACCCGAATAGTGCCGCAAAGAATGGGTCTACAAAAATATGTTTCATGTTTTTAAAGTTTTTAGCTGTCAATTTTTTGTTTAATGTGTTCGATGTCTTTTTCAATCTTTCCAAGAATCACCTGAATAGTGTTGATCTGTTTCATCTCAATGTCAACATCTTGATGGCTTTTCTCAAGCGATCGCATCCTTTCGGTTAATCTTCCATAACCCCACGCAAATAAAATCACAGAAATAAATCCACTTACAATAGCTTCCTCCATAGTTAATTAAGTCTTATAAGTTCAATTGCTGTTACATACAACTCACTGGCTACGGCACCTAAACTAAAACTTGCAAAGTCTGCTTCATCGCCAGTCCATTCTGCAAAGGTATATAAACTTCCTCCCTGCATGAATTGTGTTACCGTGTTTCCGTCAATAGTTGCTGTAATACTGCGCTCAAGAAACGAACCGCTACCCTCATTCGCATATACTCTTAATTTGTAAGAACCTGAAGGCAAGCCATCAAACCCCATAGGACAAACACCCGATGCCTGTGCAATTCTAAAGCCTGAACGGTTTACATTCAATGGAAACCCTCCGGCATTATTCATTCCCCTGTTACTGCTAATCTCGGCCTGAAAGTTTGATGATAAAGGATTATTACCGATGAAGAAGTCAACACCTGTTAGCGTGTTGTTGTTATCGTCTTTTAGATCATCTACTCTCTGGTTATCGGTGTGCGATGTCATGGTGTTGTAACCACTACCAGAATAGTTAACCGAACTTGTACCGTGTGCTATTACAAGCCTCCACGTTATATCGCCATCCAAATCCGTTTTTAAAGTTGCAAGCCTTCCTTCCAATGCTGTTTTGGTTGCACCCGAACTTAACTCAGCAACCTTACGCACGGCCTCTCTGTATGCAATTATCTGGTAGGCTTCGCTACCTCTTTTCATCTCCGCATCTTCTACAAACAATGTTGCGCACTCTTCCAAGTCCATCGAATACCGCCAATGCCATGCAATGTAATCCCACTTGGCGTTCGCTTTCCCGGAAACTCCGCTAAACATTCTGTGGTAAAACTCATCGTGCCATACGCTTGCTGAGTGTGTACCGTTCCAGATGTTTCGTGTGTATGGATATTCATTATAAGTTTGCGCACCGTAAGTACTGGCAAGGTTAGGCCCGGGATTTTGAACACCACCAAACCCGCTATCATTCGTACCCATTACACCCGCTATTGCAGTAACGTATGAGTATGGATGGTTGTACGTTCCTCCGGTTTGCCCCGTTGCATAGCTCACAGATGCAATGCCCGACTTTGTGTAGTTAACAACATCTTCCGGGTCGGTTGTTAAAATAGTCCCGTCCGAATTTGTAAACCAAAACTCTTTTAAGTCTTCGTAGGAAATATTCACGCTGGCATTCATTACCTGCCTACCACCACGACTTAAACCCGTCATGTTAATCCTATCGGGGTTTATGGTATAGTTTGCCCAAAGGTATTTCATCACCTCGGTGAAATAACCTAACGCAAGGTCTGTATTGTTACCTCTGTTTTGAACCGCTACAACCAATCCTTTATTATCGAACTCATCCCCATGATTCATCATGTAGGGTACTGCCTCAAAGAACATTGCACTATGTACATAGTCTAATGTGATAGTGTTACCGGATTGTGAACTTGAAAACGTTACTGAAAAATTAGGGGTTGCGCTTGTAAGGCTTCCCGTTGTGCCTGTGCTTATCCCTGTTCCTGTTATCGTTCCTCCCCATTGACCATAACCAACAGGCGTGCCGTTTACTTTTACAACTACTGATTTAGCAATAACGCGATTACCGCCTAATGATGCCGGTGTGAAGGTATAGGTTAGATCGTTACCGGTACTCATCACCTCACCTGTTACGGCTGTGGTTGCGTTGTTATCTGTTCCATCTCCCCCGTAAAACAATAGCACCGGTACGCTGCTCATAAGGTTCATTCCTTCCGGTTCGTAGATGAAAATATTAACGGGGTTGCCGCTTATTGTAACTGTTGTGTGTACATAGTTTGCCGGTGAAGGTGAAGGACCACCACCGGGCGTACTATTTCCCATCAGAAGCCAAATCAATTTATTTTGTTGTGCTGATGCTGAAAGGGATAGTAGTAAGAATAGAATAATAAGCCTCATCTTTTAATAGTTTTAATAGGTGTGAGATGAAATTTTAACTGTAACTCCAACATTGTAAGTACCAGAGTAAGCACCCGATGTCCATGTATAGCCGGGAACACCCCCGTTAATATCTCCAACTGCTGTTGTTATTACAGTTGAATCTGATGTAGTCAGTGTGCCGCCTGAATCTGCCGTCCATGTGCCAGAATTATTTTTCCTAAACCTTGCCGTAAAAGTACCAGATGCCGCAGCGGTTCCATCGCTTTTCATTGCCAGAATCACATACTCCGCAATAATTACAGTATTGTTAGCATAGGCAGAAAAATTACTAATGCTTTGAAATCCAGAAGAACTTGCTCCCCAGGGATTTCCAAAGGTTTGAACTGTATAAGAAGTTCCATTTGAACCAAACCCACCGGAAACAAAACCTACGGCATTGTCTACTGTACCTGTTGATGGATTTTTAACCACTGGGGCGGCTTGCCAGCTTGCAGTAGTACCGTTTGAAGTTAGTACATAGCCGTTAGTACCTATGCCTAACCTTGTAGGCGTTCCACCGCTACCAGCAAGTATAATATCCCCTTCGGTAGTCATGGGGTTGGTTAGTGCCGTACCACCACCACCAATAGCATCTACTGAGGTAGAGGTGTAGTAAATAACTGCTGCGCTTTCGTTTGTTGCCAAAGAAGTTACACCGCCAAGAGTTACACCGGAACCAGCTACTAAAGTAACCGTACCAGTGCCCTTGTTAATCAAACCCATCTGCATCCCTGCTGTAAGCGCATCTATGGTAAAGTTAAAAGGCGTTGCGGAGTTGAATACAATTGTTTTACCGTTGTCGGTGGAAACTATTGCATCTGTGCCTGTTACGCTTCTCTGCTGAAACAAAGAGGCAGTAGTAGGGTATAAATCACTATTTAAAGTGCCTAAGTTTGTAGCCTTGTTTGAAAGTAATTCCCTTGCCGTCAGTTGTGTTTGAGCGGAAGATGTTAAGCCTTTGGTATAGCTTAATTCTGTAAGGGAAGGGTAGGTAGCTGTACTTAAAGCACCTACCGCACTTGAAGAAGTCCAATAGGTTAGTTCGTTTGTTGTTCCTGATCCTGAGATGCCACCGGAAGGATTCTGCCAACTAATATCTGTACCATCGCTTGTTAATACCTGACCTGCTGTTCCTCTTCCTAAACGTGCTGTTGTGTTTGAACTGTTGCGGTAAATAATATCCCCACGAGTGGTCATGGGGTCTGCAAAACCGGATGAAGGGGTCTGCCAGCTAACAACCCCGCTTCCATTTGTTGTTAAAACCTGCCCGTTAGTACCATCAATCTGCGGAAATGTGTACTCATCAACACTATTACCATCTTGAATAGTTAGTGGAAGGTTGAATTTTATGTCCGTCTGATTAAATGTTGCAGACGTAGTAATGTTATTGTAAAGAGAGACCGCATCGGTGTTATAGAAAATGTCAACGGCTCCAGTATTGAAATTAACCGCCCCACTGTTAATCGTGTTCAAATTAATATCCCCGCCAAAATTACCCGCACTGATTGATGTATTGGAAAGATTCCCGGCTGATAGAATTAGTTCATCACCGGCACCTATTGTTATACTCCCTTGTCCCCCTGCAATGTCATTACGTAAGGAAACATTAGCAACGTTAGTACCTCCATCCGTTATATCAAATCGAAATAAACCATAAAAATTATGGCGGTTGTCATACTCCAACCGAACCCCGTTTCCAAAATCATCCAGCTGCTGAATGTTAAAGTTTCCATACATTCCTGTGGTATCTCTATTCAAAGAAAAATAATTAGTGTAGAGCCGGGTAGAATCCCACAATTGTTCGGTTTTAAAACCACCACCATTTATAAAGGTATTACCTGTCAGGTATGTGGTGTCTGCCGTTTTCCAATACAACGAATCAAAGTTTGGCTTACCGGTAATATCTCCCCAGGCAACGGAGCCGCCACCGGTATTCATGGTTGCCACAATAGAATCAAGAAGTGAAGCCACCTGTTTAGGTAGGTATCTCCCTGATCTTATTGATGTGTTTATGTTATTATAAAGCTGTGGCTTTGTAAATTGCCCAAAGCAAGTAACGGAAATAAATAATAGGAATGCTGTTAGTTTCATTTGTCAAAATTTTAATAGAACACTCGCCACTTAGTTTGGTCTCCGGGGTTGCTTCCGGGATTATCAACCAAAGCCAATAACATAGCACCAACTGGGATTATGCCACCGTCTGGCCCGAATAAAGTAGTAGTGGAAGACACACAATTGTAAGCGTATCCCTTTAGAATGGTTCCTGTCGGTACTGCGTTTGTATTTCCTTCCCAATTGCCAATAATTCTTAAGGCTCCGTTATTAATTCTAAACGTTCCCCTTTGTGACACGCCAGACCCGCCAGATACTTTTACCCTCATGATACTTTAAAAATTCCGTAAGTGATTAACTCCTGCTCGCTCCCGATTACCCCGTAAATCTCATAGTAGTATTCTCTTTGCTGAAGTAGTACGGTCTGTGCAACTGTCAGATTAAGTATAACCACGTTATCACTTGTTGTAATCGTGGGTGAAAATATTTCGGTGAATCCTTTTCGATAAAATACTTTACAAGTAATCGGGTCGTAAATGGTAAGGTCGTACGGACTGCCATCATCAAAAGTTACTTCTATCTCATAGTCGATAGAGCTCTTACCTTTATAAGCCTCAATGTTTAATTCGGCCCCGCGATATGTCTTGTAAGTTTTCACCAGAAAATATGGATAACGTCATTAGCGTTTTCAAGTTTTATCCAAAACACACCGTTAACAATTCTTAACGGGCGTAGTTTGTCTGGGGCAATAGGCGCAGCATCAAACATTACCGTACTCTGGTCGTTAATTCTTACGGTGCTTGAATTGCCTGATGCCGTGTAAATTATTGCGTCAATGTAAGTAGGTATTCTTCTTGCGGTAATTGTTACCTTCTGTACAGATGTAGTTCCCACAGAATCAATCATAAAGTGATTGTGAGAAACTTCTATTTGGCCGAAAGAATTAAATCCGGCAAACAGTAAAACAACAAAAATTAGTCTTTTCATATAATTTATCCTTTTAAAATTCTAAATGAAGTATTCCCTGAATTATCGCTTCCTATATAAAGCGTATAAGTAGTCTGGTTGTGAAGTAAAAACTGTTTTGCTTGGTTAATGTACGTCTGTGCGTTGCTTCTCAACTCGTTAACAACTTGCCTAACAGTTTGAGCGTCAACAGGTTGTGATTGTTGAGTTACTTTAGTTACTACACCAAACCTCGTAATATTTGTCGAGTGATTTTGGATTAATCTTGCTAAAGTAAAATAACCCAACATCGGTTTAATACCATCGAAGTAAATTGTTTGCCCGTTGTACGAGTAAGCCTTTCCGTTGATTAGTTCCTGATAGGGGGTATACATTGCATCCCCGGTAACGTGGAATTTATTCATAAGATCGTAAAACAGCCCATCCCCCAGCACAGGGCGAAGGTCTTGATCTTGAGACTCTAAACAGTAAGGCTCATATCTCACCCCATCAAGTTCAGCCGTTGGCCTTAAAAACTTGAGATCATTTAACGTTATCAGGCATCTCTTCTCCATCTTCTACAAGCCAGTCGTTTACGTCTTTATCTGTTAATGAGTAACCATTTTTAAGCAACTGAGAAGCTGCGGCAAATGTTAATTCCCCTTTATTGTACTTTCTTACCACCCTTTGAATGTTCTGCAATTGTTTACCGGTAAGGTTTTTCAAATTGTCGTTTACTGATGCCTGTTCCGTTGTTGCACTCGTTATGGTTTGTGGCCCGTACTTCAATTCTTTAATCTTGAAATCACTCTGAATCGGTTGATGCCAGTTTGCAAATATCTTTTTAAAGGCGTTTGAAATATCAGTCCGGTAATCTCTTGTGATCGTGTTGTAATAGTAGTACTCCTCTTCTAATTGCTGCTGATTAAACATTCCGGTTTCAGGAAGCACCCCTAAAATACCTTTAGGCATTGCAAAGGCTTCCATGATGGCGTTCTTATCGTCCTTTGAAATGAACTCGTGTATTTTGTCATTGTTCGCAATAGTTAAAGGGGTAATCATGTCTTCGGCTTTCTTCAATCCGCTTTCATCTTCTATTACCATAATCGAGTTAGCACCGTGTCCGCCCTTAAACTCGTTCAAACTTTCTTTGAACTGTCTTTCTTTGGTGGTGTCCTCGAACTTTCCGGGGTAACTAAAAATAGCTCCAGCATTCAATCCGTTTTGAATTGATGCAAGTCTGAATATACCTATCTCTTCCTGAGTTTGGCCTTGATCTAATACGCTGTCAAAAGTAGCCATAGGGTATTGATCTTCCAGAGGTGTAACGTAAAGCACCTGCCCTCTGTAATCTCCATTCTCAATACACTCCCGAATGTATTCTTTATCTGGATTGAATTTAGGATATTCTAAAATCCTTTTGGCGTAACTGATTTCTTTGTATGGGTCTTGCTCCCAATTGGAATTATATTTATAATCAAAAATATCCCCATTATCATCAGGAAGTCCAAACCTCCAATAAGACAAAGGCCAGACGGAAATATTATTGTACTCACCCAAAAGATTAACGCCAAGATGTACAACAAACGAACCTGAATAAGTAGCCGCGTCTATTGTGGCCATTCTTAAAATATCTTGAAGGGATTGTCCCTTATCATTTACAATAAGGCCAGCAAGTGACGGGTCTTCAAACCCTTCCCCTCTAAGAAACTTCTGTAACCGATCACAAGCTGACTTTATCGTGTAAGAGCGATCCCGTATAGCCTCAACAATCTGAGGGTATAGGTTATTATGCGTGTACCATTGTATTCCTTCTGAGCGGTCTACAAAAGTTCTTAAACGCTTAATGTCCGGGTCGTATCGCTGGACAAATACATTCATTATTCTTTGGCTTTATCGGCCTCGATTTCTTCTTTAGTTCTGCGCTTTCTTTTCAATGGCTCTTCTTCCTGAGCTTCTGTAATTTCAAGCTGACCGTCTTCCGCTACCGGCTTAAATCCAGCATTAAGCATGAATACGTTTACATTAATCTTTCTGTTTTTAGCACGAGCAATTAAAGCGTCTTCATCTTCTTGTGAAAAAGATTCTGCTTTGATAAACCCCTTACCTGGCACTCCGCATGTGTCATTCTTTGGTTTCCACTTCATTAGTTTTAGTTTTTAAGTTAAAGTATTGACTAAAAGAGGGGCTAATTGAAATTAGCTTGTTGTAACGTTCTAAAGTTAGGTTATCTTTCGTTATAACCATACCTATCCGATCAAAGTTAAGAACCTGATCAGGGTTTTTCATTGTAACTTCTGATTCTGAAGGTTGTTCTTTTTTCTTTGCCATGATGTAAATTTATAAAAAAGGCAGGGTATATTTTTCCCTGCCTTTATTTTTTAATTCATAAATACTAAGCGCAAAGTGCTGTCTGAACAGAGTCCGCGTAACCTCGTGTTGTGGTAACCCGTAGCTTGTAAGGCCCGGCCACCAGTGCAACGGAGGTAAAGGTAATGCTGGTATCGCTTGCAACCGTAACGCTTGTCTGAGTTGTGAGCGCACCGGTATTCTGGTTAACCCACTGAACAGAAAGAACCGCGCTCGATGCACCGTTACCGTAGAAGTTAGTACCTGTAATTGTCTCAGTATCTCCACCAGCTACTTGCAAGGCAAGGTCACTGATAATTGTTACCGTAGGCAATCCTGCATACTCCTCAATCAATGCCTTAGTAGTATCGTAATCTGTGCTGAATATTGTCTGAGGTAGCTTGGTTTCAAACTCAACATCTGAAGTGGCAAGGGTAATTAAATACCCGCCACCGTTGGCGAATGAATCACGGGCCACACCCGGAACAATTTCTAATCCTGATCCTAAACCGTAAACTTCAAAAGAGTTGGATGTCTTTCCTTTGTTCTCCACAACGGCAATAAACTTGCCTTTTGCTAAACGCTGGATGTTGTTCTTTTGAAGCTGGTCAATGTTGTAAACTAAAAAGTTTACCGAATGCTTAAACTGATTCAACCCATTTGAAGGTGCAATTATCTCCTGAGTAGGTTTAACATCTTGTTTAAAGCCCTCGAACACATATCCAACCGTATTGGAAGCAAGTGTTAACGCGGTTAAAAGATTAGGCGTAGAAGATGATTCGGTTACCGCTGTAACATCTTCATAGTTGAACAAAAACAAGCGCGGCATTGTACCAGCCCTCAAAGGGTTGGTACAATCAACGCTCGATCCTAATGTTATTTTACCGCAACTCATTAAGCGTAGATTTCACGTGACATTACTCTCAGGTTTGTACCATCGTACAAACATCTTACAGTTGCTCCTTTGTTAGCCGGAATTGTAACCGTTCCAGATGAAACGAAGTTGGTTCCAAAAGTTACTACCCGCTGTGTTCCGTCAACTTCAAAAACGAATATGACTTCATCCCATTGCGTAAGCCTTGAAACGGTCGTTCCTGCGTTGATCGTCATTGCGCCAGTTAACTGAGCGTAATTGAAAATCTGAAGTGCGGCACCCGTTGCAAATAACGGAATAGAGGTGGCTGCGTAAGCCTGGTCTACAGACTTACGGCCTTTGCTTTCGTATGCATTATTATCAGCGACTTGATTGCCTACTGAGTTTGTGATTGCTGTTGCCATGTTGTTTTAAAATTAAGAACCGATGTAATAAACTGATTCGCTGTCAATTGAGAATGCTGTGTCCATTTTGAACAAAGCCTTCAAGAAATAAGGCTCACCTTCTGGACGAAGTTTTCCAATCACCAAGTTTTCAGCATCGCGTACTTTGTCAGTAGCCAGATACAGGTTTGAATCTGTGCCGGTGGTTGCCTTACAAACAAGGATTACGTTGTTAGGGAATCCGCTGTAATGTCTGATTTCGCGACCTGCAAACTGTCCTGCTGCCCCTGATTGATACTCAAGACCTTTGTAAGTTGTTGCTCTCAAGGCTTCTTGGTACAATCTGTAAGTGGTGGTACTCATGTGGAAAACCATATCAGGGTCTTCAAACAAAGCATCCGGCACGTAGTTGTTACAGTCTTCCAAAATTGCAAGTACGTTAGACGCAGAGATTGCGCCCACGTTAGGAACATCAATGTTTGAGCCGGAAGCATGGGCGCGGGTAATGTATCCGTCAAAGAATCTCAGTGGATTTGTTGACGCTAACGCTGTACTGCCTTGCCATACCAAGCGGCCTAATTGATTTTGGATTTGCTTTAACACAACATCCGCAAACACTTTTTGAATGTTTGGATCGAGAATTTTGTCAGGCAATGCGCCTTTAGGTTGAAACTCTCTCCATGCGCTTTCAAAAAGACGCGGGTTGATGTCCGGAATGTAAACCATCATATCCTTAGGCTCAAGCGTTGCCTCTGACCATGTTACGGTAGCGGTCTTTGTGGTTGGCATTGCTTCTCGGTTGCCGATAGGGTTGGAGCTTGCAACCATTTTCGCGATGCTGATTTTCTCAGAAACGTTTTCAATGGCATAGATCGAACCTTTCTCAACGGCTTGCAATCCCAAAACGGATTCTTGGATGATATAATCTAATACGTCACCATTGTAATTGGATGAAAATACTGGACTTGCCATTGTTAGTTTTTGTTAAGTTGTTTACTTCTTTCTTCTCTTTTGTCGCGCATTACGCTGGCGATGGTGCGGCCTTTCGGCTGATTGTCTGGTAATCCAAGAGCCGCTTTTGTAGGCTGAACTCCGATACGTGCGCTCTTCTTTAAAGCCATGATGGCCGATTCTTTTTCTTTTTCAAATTCAGCAAGTTTAGGAGCAAGGGCTTGCTCAACTGCTGATTTTACCATTGCCTCCACTTGCGATTTAGGGATCATTTCTTCTTCGTCTTCCATTGGAATCTCTGCTTGTTTGGCTGTAAGTTTTGCAACCTTACCACCCATTACCGAGATAACTGAGCCGTCTTCAAGGGCGTAATCTCCATCAGCAAGTGATTGAGATGTTGGCTGTCCGGCTTCGTCTAACAAGAAAGCGGCAACACCTTCGGCAACTCCTTCGCCCTCTACCCAAAAACTACCGGCACCATCAGCAAGGTTTACCACCATACTTTTTTGTGCATGATTTCCGGGAACCTGAGCCTTTGGCTGAACGCCTTTAGGCTTATCCGTAAAGAATGCCTTTACGTGTTCCATAAAACTTTTTTCTTCTTTCATTGTAGGTTTGATTATGTTTAAAACTGGTACTGATTTTTTACCGGTTGCAAATCCAAATTTTATACACTGATCTGCTGTTAGTCCGGTTTCGACTTTCATTAAAGCATCCAATCCGCTTTCGTCAATCTTTGTAAAGCCCATGTAGAACTGACGCAACTCTGTTTCGGTGGCTTCTAAACCTTTGGCCATCGCCATAAGATCGTCCGAATCTCCGCTTACATTTTCTTTGAAAGGGTTGTGAATCCAGAACTGGAAACGATCATCTACAAGACGCTCGTCACCGGCTAAAAATATCTTGGTAGCAATAGAACCAACTAAGCCGTCTTGTATAGTTGTTACTTTGCCTTTTTTCTTGAGTGAGTTGAGGTAATTGTAAATATCGTCACCGATGTCTACATATCCGCCCGGTGAGTTAATTGATACTTCAAACTCGGTAGCGTCTGGCGGCACTTGTTCAATTACGTCCAAAAGCTGAACGCCTTTATGGAATAGCCCTGCTTCGTCAACTGACGACGGGCCTATCTGACCGTGAATATTGATTTTTGCTATCACGGAAGCAAATTTGTATAATCGCTTTAACGAATATACTAAAGGTAATTGTTTAGTTGGTTACGACTCTTACAGCCTTCCTGATCGTTATCTCACTGCAACCACACTCATCCGAAGCACATTGATACGCTTTATTATTTGACATCCCTTTTGCTTTGTAAGCTTGATAAACTTCGTAGTACCTGAAATAAGTAATGTGATTGATAGAGATAATCCCCTTATTAAACAAATCCTTTATTACCCCTTCTTTGTGGTATTCGAGTAGCGTCATACTATATTTGCTCTACTAACTACAGAGGCCACCCTTGATTGGCCTGTGTTTATATCCTCAACCGTAACAACTATCGGCATCTCCCTTAAGCCATCTAAAAATGATGATAATCCTAATGACGATTCAGACTTTGTTGCGGCATCTCCTATAGCCGTAAAGTTTACGCCACCAGCAGCCTGTATAAGGTTTCCGTTTAATCTGGTCTTACCTCGTCCTGATATTGGCTCAACCGTAACTCTCTCAACGCCACCCGGATTGTCACCAACAACCAACATTGTTGGCCCTTTGGTAAAGAAGTCACCACCGCCAGCAGCAAAGCTCACATTATTAATTTTTGCCACCGCACCCAACCCGGTTGCCAGAGTTGTTGCTATTTGAACGCCCCTTACTATTGATGCAAACGGTTCAACAAATGGGGCCGTTGGGGCTTTTAAAATTTCTGTGACCCCCAAAAAAGTGTTAGCCGTAGCGATGGCAGAGTTTATCAATTTTGACTCAATCCCAAAAGCCCGTAGACCTTGACTTAAACCATTTAAAACAATTCTCTGAGTCTGTAATTTTTGATTTTCGTAAAGCTCGAAATTCTTTGCCTCTTGTTGTTTTCTGCTTTTCTCATCATCAACAAACTTTTGATTTATTCCGGCAATTGATTCGTTAAAGCTTTTTGTAAGTGTTAACCTAACCTCTTGCCTTTCTATCTCTCTTGTCAGCAAGGTGTCCTCAGCATCAGAAACATCATTCATTATCTGAGCCTTTTTTATTATTTCCTCTTGTTCCTTTTGAGATTGCGCTATTCTTTTTTCATTGGCTGCTGTTTCTTTGTCATCAATAGCCGCAATCATATTAGCCGCCTTCTCTCTAAACGCTAATGATTCAGATTCTGCTTTAATACGGGCCGCGCTTAATTCGGCTACCTGTTTTTTCTGCTCTCCTGTTAGTTTTTCCTCTCTCAATAACCTATTTACAAACTCATCGAATGTTTCATTTTCTCTCTGCCTGTCTCCCTCGCTTTGTGCAATTTGTTTTATTCTGGCAACTTCTTCCTTTCTGGCTAATTCTATTTTCTGCTCTGTGAGTTGACGCTCAAGAGTTAGGGCTTCTTTTATCTTTTCCCTTTGCTCATCGAAAGTCAGGTTTCGATTTTTAGAAGCTATTACTAAAGCCTTGATCTGGTTTTCTTGTTGTGCGCTTGATACCGTAAATAATGCCTGTTCATCTTCAAGTTCTCGCAAAATATCTAAGTACAACTGAGCAGCACGGGCCACCGCGATCATTTCCTGAGTTAATCCTTTAACCTTGTCGATCGCTCCCGATATATTGAACGTAGCAAGATCGTAAAGTATAGAGCCTAACTTATCAAGGTTGGTTAAAAGGAAATCTATGTTTGCGGTTATCTGTGTTATAATGTTTTCGAAGAAATCAAGAACAGGCTCAGACTTTTTCAGGGCCGCAACAACAACCCCTAACACAACTGCCACTGCTGCCAGTATCGCCCCCAATGGAGTAGCGATTAACGCCTTACTCGCGGTTGTTGCGCTTTGTATTCCTTGTGTAAACCCTGAGAATCCCGGAATAACTCTATCTAACGCTGATTGATAATTACCAATGTTTAGCCGTTGTTTTTCTAACGCACTTACGTTTTCTTTAATCTTGTTGGTGTTAGCATCAAGCTGTGCGTTGATGTCCTTAACTCTTTTCTGGCCTTCTGCTGTTTCAAGGTCTAACTTCTTGCGCTCCTCGCGAAGTTCTTTATTTGCCTTTGTTAAACTTTCGATAGATGTAACCCCTTGTACTTCTACCTTGTAAATTATTTCTTCCTCCATCACAACTTCATTAAATCAACACTTGTTAATTTCCCGTCCATATAATTTATGATCTTGATGACCAAGTAATACCCCTTTCCATCCCAAATAATCTTATGCGGGTTGTAGTTGTATATGTCCACAGGCCTTAGATTAAATTTTTTTGTTATCATCTTGCTTTTCTGCAAACTCGCGGAGAATGAATTATAAAATTCATTGATGAAGTATTGCCATCCAGTGTCTTTTGGTTGATCTTGATCTATAAAATAAGCTAACTTGTAGTCAGTTCTTGGCGTAACATAAAATGTAACAGCCGCCTCGTTTGTTCTGTCTTTTAGGGTAAGCAGTTTTAGTTTTGGTGTTTCAGCAAATACTTCAATATCCGTAGAGTCTTGGTTGTACACTGGTACTGTTGCCACGTTGTAGCCATCTGTAATTTCTGTTGTGGTGTTTTCAAAAGGGGAGATAAAAATATCCTTACTTAGAGGCAATGTTTCGTTTGTTATCAGGATTTCTCCTGACCCAAGAGTTTCATCTAATACAAATTCAGAGTCTTTATACTTGAATTTATTATGCTGAGAGTACCCGGAGTCAAAACTTATTGAATCTATTTCAACTAATTTATCAGACCAATCTAAAGCATTAGCCCGGTCGCTTATTATTTCTTCAATGGTTTTTAAAATAAGATTCCCTCCGTACACAAAAGGGATTATCCCAAACCTTACAAAAAAATCTTTAACTAAATCTTTACAAGAAACATCAATCCATAAACTGTTCCATTTTACGCTTGACCTATCTACAACTCTTGATGATGTCATTCTTATATAAGACGTTGGGTCAATAGTAACCGCGTCCCCTATTGTTGCGTTGCTTGATATTGTTATAAAGACATAATCAGTTGGCAATAGGCTTCCGGTATACGTTATTGCAACGTTCCCTGATGCTGTCGGGGTTGTTATTACTTCAGAGTCTACAACGAAAGCGCTAACGTGTAGTTTTATTGTTATAATTGTACCATCACCCCATGTTATTCCTGACAAGTCTACAGACACGTCTATTTTATATGTTAGCCAACCAGCCGAATCAAATTCATTATTAGTAAAATCAAAATTATCATCACCGTACTCTGCGGCAATAAGCGGAATTTTAACATCACCATCACCAGCGTTTAGGTCTGGTATTGAAATCCCTCCGATTGTTGCTTTTCCAGAGGCACCATTGGTTAGTGTTTCGGGGTATAAAAACTCACCACAAAACGGGATTACGAGGTCGGTAAATCTATTGTCAGTAAGTATTGAGCCAGACAAACTAAGGCCCGTGTATTCCAGTATTTTTTTTATAATTGAGTGATAGTAAAAACAGGGTAGATAAAAGTTTTGCTGGTATATTCCTCCAGGCTTTCCCCAATTCACTATCGGTGAAACAATATCGTCAGTTGCAATTCTGCGAGTGTCAATATATGGAGGTTCCCATGAAGAGTCAGCTATCGGGTTAATGTCCCTTATTAATAACCCTTCAATTGAACTGAAGTAGTCGTAATCTTGTTCGTAAATATTAACATTGAAATACACATCATTTGACCTTAATATCATGATTCCGTTTAGTATTAACGGAATGCCATCAATATATAAGGAAGCGCTGTTAATTGTATACGGGAAAGATGTATTACTCTCTTCAAAAGGGAACCCAAAAATTCTTGAGTTATTTACTGTCTTAGGAATCTTGAATGAGTTTGTATAATTTATAAATCTTTTTGTTAGGTCTCCTATCTCTATTCTTGAAATAGTTATCGCCACCTTTTCGGGTATAAGGTCAACTGTTTGATTATTTACTGTGATGGTGGTCATTGTAATAGCAACTCAGGGTATTCTATTGTAACTACTGCCGAGTGCTTTATCTGTTTGGTCTGAGTGTTGTTAGCTTGTGAAATAACTACTACTCCTGTTTTGGTTCCGTCTGAATTCAAGATGTTAACAGACTGCCCTACTTTGTCATATGTACGGTTTAGTGCTGTTGTCATTTCAACAATATTAATCTTGTATATTTCGCCTATGGTGTTTAGTCCCTGAATAACCTCCCACTGATTCAGAGTAAGTCCTTCAGCAAACAGTGTTAGTCTTTTGGCTTTCTTGTTAGAGTAGTTCCAAGTATATTCTTGGTTAATCTGGAATGGGAAACATTCATCTCCGCCTAAAGAGTTTTTCCACTGAAGTACTATTGTATTGTTGCACTGTTCCACTACATCACAAATCATTGTTACTGATTCGTCAGAGCTTAGTGCCGCGTTCCTAAGTCTTATTTCTAAAGTGTCAGCGTCACCAGTTTCTTTGTGTTTGCCGCGCCTTACCGCTGTTCCTGTTAGTGTTGTGTTTGTGGTGGTTAAAGTTGATCCGGCTTGCTTTCTGACAACTGTAAGCCTTTCGCCATTTATGAATGAAAAAGTAAAAGGGTAGTTTTTAACAGCCCTCCATCTATCCATCAGTGTGAGAAACTTCTTACTGGTTCCGGCTGTAACGTAAGCGTCCAGATTGTTTGTTGAGCCAATTTGAAGACCACCGTAAACAGCGAACATATCATTAGCTGAGTCGTTTACCTGAGTTTCACTACCGGCAGACCAAACCTCCTGATACTTGATGTAGTAGTTTACCCAGTTGTTATCCGTATAAGTTACATCAGAGGATGTCAAGTCTGAGTTATTAACAAGACTTGTTTTTAAGAATACGCTAACATTGCATACAAGATTACCGGAAGAATCGGGATAATAAACCGCATCCGCAATTTTAGTGGCAGCCACATTATTCCATATTTCTACCTCAAGCCTATAACCTTCCTTTGTGTAATTTGTGGAGGTTAGTTTATAAAGTATTGGCCCAGATGTTCCGGCCCAATCGGCTGGCCTTGCTGTTACTGTTGGCTGCATAGGTATTTATAGTTTTTTTGCATGAAGCTATCGAAGGTTGTTTTTCTCATATCTATCGTTTATTCGGTTACACAAATATACTGATTCAAAAAAAAATTAAAAACTTGCTTTTATCTCTGCCTTAAATCCTTCGTTCAATTTTGATCTAAACTCCTTTACCAGTTCCTCTACCTGTTGCTCAACTTCCAATCCTTCGCGCTTTCGTTGAAACACGTCCGTTCCTTTCTGTGCGATCTTACGGGCAAACAAAAAAGCCAATTGCCTTTCGCTTGTTTTGGTGTCTCGCGGGGTAATTCCTTTTGACCTTATCCAGTCCAGTATGTCGCTTATGGGCGGAAACTTGCCCGGCTTGCGTCCGAACTTTTGCTGGTAGAAATACTTAGCCCCGTAAAGCTTTCCGCTTGATTCGTTTGATTCAGTTCTAAGGCTATCGGCTGACTTACCAGAAGAGCGTATGCCCTGTTCTTTTTGGCGGTCTTGATAGACTTTCTTTATGCCGTCCAGTAGTTCCGATATGAGAGGCTGGGCGTTCATTTTTTAATCAACAAAACCCAATCTTCAAGTTCGGAGTCCCATTCAAAATTAATCCACCCAAAAAGCTTTCTGGCAGTGAGTTCAAAACTTCCGTCAATTTTTCCTTAGTTATTTTTATGTCTTCTTTTTGCATAATCAATGTGGTAAGCACCGGCCTAAATCCTCGGTGAAGTTAACTGTGAACACTGACCAACATCCATAAAGGTGAGCATCTCCTACCGGCTGATGTGCTGAACGGTGAACGACAGAACTAATACCATCCCCGTCAATAATTTCGTTCTCGTCAAGTCGGTTTATAAACTCTCTTGATAAAGCCCTCATGGGGGCAACTAATTCAGATTCAATTTCGCTTTGCGGCTTGTCGATTGTGGGCTGGTTAGCTCTGGTAAGGAAAAGAGCGTTTATTTCAGCGGAGCTTACTAACCCGTCTTCGCGGTTATCTGAAATATCGAATGGGAAAACTAAACACACTGGAAACGAGCCGCTTGTGATCTTGTCAAAAATAGTCGCGTTGGCTTCCTCAAGGTCGGCATATTCGTACCTTGTGGCTGTCGTTAGGTTCCCGATCTCTTGCTCTATGGCCTCGTGAATTGTCATTGCTTTTCTTTCCAGTTTGAAATGTCAGCATGGTAAACCTCTCTTAATCTTTCCTCTTTTGTAACTGGGTCTCCCTCGTTATAATTAGTTAAGATTCTGTTTGTTCTTTCCTCTGATAAAAGGAATTGCCCAAACTTTACTAAATCTTCTTCGGTGTAATAGGTTATCATTTTGGTTGCTGGTTTAGCATCTTATCCCACTCCATATACCTTTCTTCAAACTCCCGCTTTTCTTTCCAGTTCACATGAAACGCGGTTACGGTGTCAAATTTACTTTTTTTATAAACATAATCAGGGTCTAAACCAAATCTTTCTGCAAAATCCCCGATTAAATCTAAGTACCTGAACGGCTCAAGCCTCTCAACCTTTGCCAGAATAGCCGTATTTTTCCTCTTTTCAACAAGACCTGAACTAACAGGGTCTTCAAAAGGCTCCATCTGTTTGAAGTAATTTTCCCAAGCCTCATTAATGGTTTTAGCAAAAAAAAACCTACCGCGTAAGTCTGAGTAATTGGAAGTTCGGCTATAAATGTTTCTAAGTGGTTGGCTTTGTCAATATCAAATTCCCCGTCTAATTGCGGCTGAAGGCTTACCGCGATGGCGTAACTTATAGCCTCGTCATAGGCTTTGCAGGTTTCTAACTTTTGTCTAACGTGGATTGATTGGCCTATTGATAGGCTTAAATCTTTGACCTTAAACTTTCGGCCATCGTAGTAAAACCAATCGGGAGTTTTTTGCTCTTTGAACTTTTGGGGCTGCGAAAAAAGAAATGAGGTTGCCAGTGTTAGCTGGGCCTCAAGTTCTGGGTCTTTAGTTTCAAACAGATTCTTAAAAGGAATACCGGAAAGGATCGAGAAGGCCTTAACAATATCCCTGCCATCCCATTCACCCGAAAGCTGCTGATACTTAGACGTGGGCAAAGTCTCCCATGTGTCAGGGAGTTTTAAATCTCGGTTGCCTTTGTTAGAGAATATAGAAAACCTCATAGCCTAATTTAAAAAACCACCAAGCAACCCGGCAAACAATACCCAACAAGGGTAAGCCGATTGAAAAAATAAACATAATCCAAAGAAAGCCTTTAATTTTCTGGCTTCTGGTTAGTGAGGGTTGTCTGGTGTATTGTTCCATCTTCAAATTTTATTAGCAAAAAAAAGTGATCGCCATCTTGCCTGAGCCTTTCAGGGTTAAGGCTATTTAGTTTAAGGTTAAGTAATTCTTTGGGCAGTTTAACATACTCAAACAGTTCCTTTAAATCCAGAATGTTAACAAAGTTAGGGTTAATGTCTGGCTTATAAAAGGACCAATAGGCTGCCTTGTTTTTCAATCATATTATCCGTAATCCGCTTGGCTTCTTAATCTTGTCCGTTGCGTACCTGATTGCGTCCATTAAGTGATTGTCTTTGTCTTCCGGCTCGTCTGTTGGCTTTTTGTATTGATCTAAACGCCATCGGTAGTTTTCTGATTCCTTCCACAAATTTAAACTATTCTCAGTCACAAAAACTTCCATTTGTTGTAAAAACTTTATCCCATTCCGTACAGAATCGGCACCCTTAACGCTGGCCTTCACATTCCATCCAAGCCGTTTCATTTGCTCAATATCTTTCGGCTCGGCTGAATCGGCATAAATTGGAGCGGTTCGGCTTATGCCTAATTCTGCCATCCGGGTTGAAAGCTCATCGTTTGTGATGCCTGACTGGTAGACAAGTTCATTAAGCCAGATTTTCTTGTTATGGTTCTCACATTCCACCAGCGCCACCGGATCATTCCATCCCCAATCTAACCCGTAGAATTTAGGGTATTCGTTAGGCATGGACTTAACCGGCTGGAAGTGTTTGTAAATCCGGCCTCGCACGCCTTCGCTTATTAGCCCCTGAATGATTGTGTAGTAATAATCAGGGTCGGTAATTTCGTAGCCTGACCATGTTTCAAGGCTTGACTTATGGATGTTCTGGAGATTGTCTAAGTACGTGGAGTGAATCGAAAGTAATTGCGGGTCTTGTTTCGGAACGGCCCGATAGTAGCCGTCTTTTGGTGCAGGCACTAAATTATACCAACGCCTCCAAAGCCAGTGGTTTTTTGATGGCGGGTTGAAAATACGGATGATCTGGATATTCTCTGACTTCTTTGTCCTTAGGGTATCGTCAAGCTGCCTGAAATCTTCCTCTGAAATTTCCTCGCTTTCTTCGATTATTACGTGAGTAGCCCCTGCTAATGATTTAAGTTTTGCTGTCCGGTTTCCGCTGGACTTCTTAAATCCTCTGGATAGTACCGTGTTTCCTGTGGCCTTAAAAACGGCCGTCATCGTGGATTCATTCAAATCAAACTGCTCGCTAAGTTCTGATTCTTCAATCCGGTCTTTAAAATCCCGCCATAATGATTCCCGAACGTCTCCGGCTATTTCACGCATGAAATAACCCCTAAAATATTCTGGTTGAGTTATAAGGTGTAAAAAGTACTGAGTGGCTGTAAACGATCCTCCCCGGCCCCTTCCGCCCCATAAGTCTATGTAACGGGCCTTTGTTGTAAATAGTGGTTCGTATATCTCCCCGAACTCAAGAGTTATCGTATCGTCTGAAAACAATTTCTTTAGAGGTTGGTAGTGATTTACCGTTAGTAGTTACGTCTACTTTATCCTGTGGCTTTCCGTAGGCATGTTCAAACACCCACTTAATTAGGCTTGCTTCACCTGAATCCAATAGGGCCTTAAATCCCGCTTCAGGAGACCCGTATTTTTGGGTAATAGCTGAGACCGCCTGATTAGCTACCTTTAGTTCCTCGGCCTTAGATTTACGTCCTGCGCCCTGTCTTGCGCCTCCCTTACCTGCCATTGAAAAAATATTGATTAATCGACCGTTTCACGTGAAACATTTAGTTTACAAAACTGGTTAAAAATCCTTTAATTTCAAAGTCTGTTTTTAGTTTTCCTTCAGTTTTCAGTTTTGAGCTAAAATCTAATTTTTCCCTGCTCTATGGCCCTGATTACTATTTTCTTTGCTGTATCATAATCGGGAGCATAAACGTTTTCAACGGTTCCTACTGGATTTCCGTTTTCATCCTCAATCTGAACATCAAAGGCTTTCCGGCCGTTGCCAGCGCGATCGACAAAGTGGAGGATTGAAGCCTCCCGTTTTCTTTCGGCCGAACTTGCTTCTTCCTTGCGCTTTTCTTCCAGTCGCTTTTTGAAATACTCGTAATTAACTTGTATTTGTTCCTCTTCTTTTTTTGAATCCCTTACCCCAGCCTCAACATAAGTGTACTTGTCCTCAAGATACCGACCCATCCATTCGGTTATGACTGCGGCATCGAGCCTGAATATCTGCCCGTAAAAGCCCACAGACCCGCGCCTAAAGCATAGCACAAAGTCCTCAAGGCTTTCAAGTGGGAACATTTTAATAAGCTCCTCCGCGATTATAGGAATCTGATCAGATTGCAGGTTTAGGCGGGAGTCTATGTTTACCGATGCTTGTAACCGTTGTAACTGCGTGGCTAAAAATATCTCAAGCCTGAAATTGTCCACGACCTTACAAAGCATGGCTATCGGTGGTCGGTCGAGTATATGCCGGATGTCATTTCCGGTTGAGATGACAATCGCCTCAAAGTTGTTTTCCTGCAAGTTTATCGCGGTAGTGCTTTGCGAGATATTCAGCAGTTGCGGTAGATTGTTCTTGTTTTGAAGTTTTTGAAGTTCCATTTTGTTTTAATTCAAATAATCCTGTCCATCCGTTTTCTATGCTTTGATTTATAATCGCCACAGAAACCGCAGGGTCGCGGCCCCCTAAAAATTTTAACTGTTTTTTTGCCGTTGATGGTGTTATTTTTTTGCCCAATTCTTTACGGTATTGAATCCATTCAGCGTAAGCAATTTTCAAATCACCAGAAAGCAAATCCAAAAAAGCGCGTAGCGGGTCTTCTTTCTTTTTTTGTTCTTGTTCTTCTTCTTGTGTTTCTTCTTCTTCTTGTTCTTCTTGCGATACAGTATCGGTAGCGTATAGATAGGGTATCAATAGCCTATCTTTTACTTGTTTTAACTCTTTTTGAACAAATGCAGCTACCTTTGGGGAGCCTTGCGGATTGTGCTTTACAAAATTCCTAATTGCAATCTCGTTTGTTTTTCGGCTGTACTTAATCTTACCAGCCTTTTCAAAAAACTGTACAAGTTTCTCAATTGTTTCCTGATTGTACCCAGTTTCAAAAGCCATTGACCTAAAGCTAATTTCGTAAATACCGCACTGGCTTGAATGCTCATTGGTTATCAGGTAAAGAAAAAAGTACTTTTTTTCAGGCGTTAGCGATTCTATAAAAGGATCGCTCCAAAACTTTACCGAAACGTTTCTAAACTTAGCCATTTCTAAATGATTTATTTTTTCCAGAGAAGTTCCATAATTAAAAAATACCCAACCCCCGCAAAGGCGATCCGGCTTCACCGAACGGTGAAAAAGGCAATGCAGAAAGTTGGGATGTTTTTAATGTTTTCATACCGGAATCGCACCACAAAGATTATAAAACGTACTGAAAATTACAAATCAATTTCGCTTCTACCCAGTTGGTAAAGTCAAATTTTTTTAACCCCATTGTTCAGCCATAGCCTTTGCAATACCGGGGAATGTTTTGCTTGAATCTTTCTGACTAATGTTTTTATACATGAATTTCTGTCCTCGCTTTGCGCCCCCCGTGTTTGATGGGAGATAAGGTTTATATTCTGATAAAATTTTAGTCGGCACCAATTCAGGGAGATTTTTCAACCATAGTAATGTTTTCTTACTGTAAGGATCGCCAAATTGATAGGGCTGAATTGTTTGAGTATTTGGAGGCAGCGCAACTATTTTTAAAGGTTGAGGGTTTTCGATTGCGATACGCTCAACACCTGCATTTAGTAACATCATAAAAAAATGTTTTGCCTTTAATGCTTTTGAAAGTCTTTCCAAATTAATCTTTCCTCCTGCATGCATCCATCTTGCTCCAGCTTTACTCATAAAAGTACAAGGCGGGAAGGCAATAAGTAAATCAGGCTTTACCATTTGTATAGATTCAAATACGTCCATTTGTAAATGCCACTCAGGAAAGCCTCCGCTACATTCTTGAATATCGCATGAGTACGCCTCATGACCTCTTTTTCGGAACTCCTTGCAAACCGCTTGACTTTCCTCGCATCCTACTAATACCCTCATCTTCTCTTACTCTTAACCTGAATAGTAACACTTAAATCTAAGTAGTGGAATACCACGCTTTCGTCCTTGTACTCAGCGTATTTTACATTCATTTGGGTTAGCATCTTGGCTATCTCAGGCCGCAGCTTCTTTAGTACCTGAGCGTTGATTGGTTCGGTTACCTTTTCCATTCACATTTTGTTAACGCAAAGTTTCTTCTAAAAAAAGCCATAGAAGTATTGGCTTGCTTTGCCCACTTTATTATTTGAAGTGGACCTTTATTTACTACGATTTTAAAGCCGCCAGCTTCCGGCACTATTACCGCGCTGGTTACTTCGTGCGCTTCTGGGTGTAGGAGGGTTAGCATTACTTTAACGTTTTTGCAGTCCCGATAAATCCGGTATTGCCTTGCTGGCTAACATTCTTTAAAAAATCAACTTCTGCCTTTGCGCTGTTAACAATAACCTGAGCGATATTTGTAATCGCCTTTGCTTTCTCTACATCAATCTTTCCGGCCTTAATGCCTTCTATTGTATCAAAAAGAGTTTCTCTCAAATCTTCAATTTTCTTTGCCATGCGTAAGTTTCTTTAATTGGTTTAATAGTTTTACTGTTTCTTTTAATTCAGGGGTGTACGATTGCCACATTCGCCTGTTAGTAACCGCGTGTTCTGCCCTACTGATAACCTTTACCCCTGATGGGGTTTGCCTTGCAACCTGACCGGCTTTTGCTTTTGAAATTAGTCGATTGTATAAGACAAATTTACCTTTGTGCTTTATATACTTTCTGTCTTTCCAGATTCTTATTTCGCCATCCTTTGCGCGTCCTCTTTTGTCCCATGCTTTAAAATGCCTTCCGTCTTTGTTGTTCAACTTTCTTAGATTGCTTTCCTGTTCCTTTGTTCGTTTTAGTCCGAGATGTTTACGCTTCTTTTCAATGTGCTTTTTTGTCCAGTAATGTACTTCTTTTGGGAAATTACGATTGAATAGTTCGGCCAAATAAGTATCGCCTATTGCTGTATATTTAGCTTTTAGAAACTCTTCCTCTTCCCTTGTCCACCTATGGTAATTCATATCAATACTTAATCCAAAAGTAAACACAGTAGGATATAGCGATTATCCACGGCCACGTTAGAGTTAAAGCCAGAAGGAAGTAATCAGCGTTTTTTGCTAATCGGTATCGGGTGAGTTTGGTCATACCTGCTTCAAATAAATTTGTACCACTTCAACCTTATTGCCTACTCTTTTAATCTTAGAGGTTAGCCAGTTGTCGCGAGAAACTCCTTCTTTTATTGCATTGGCGATGTAGTCGTGCATCTTTGAACTATCGCCAGAACTTGATTTTGCTTTTCGGCTCATGGTTATTTCTTTACAAGTTTAGAGGGTATCTGATAAGTCCTGATTTTTACCTTGTCGCAATAGCGGGTTTTAACACTCAACCATCCGCGTGTAACTTTTGGAAGTTTACCCTCCCGCTCAAGCTCACCAACTCTCGTACTTAGTTTAGTACACCCGTACCTTTTGATAGCCTCGAATGAGTTTAACTTCAATCCTAAAATCAAATCATTCTGGATAGCTTGCTTCTGTCTTTCGATTTGTTTCATATCGCTTTAATTAAAGGTTTTTCTATACCCCAAAACTTTGCGAAGTGCTTTAGCGGCCCTTCTAACTCGTGGTAATACTTTCTTCGGTTAATTGTTAACTCGAATTTGTGAACGTGGTTGTATGTTGCTGATACCATTTTAATAAGGATTAAAAGTTGCCACATATATCCACGTCCAGTAACGAACGGAGAAAGAAAGCTTTAGATCAATCAGCGCGCCCGTGTGCGCTAACTCTTTGATTGTTTCGATTGAAGATGTTTTTGTTTTCCAGATTCCCATAGTCTTTAATTTTTAATTGAAATAATAAACATTGCGTAAACGATAAGCCAAAAGATGATAGCTACTATCAGAGCCTTTGTGTGGTTGCGTGTCCAGTTCATTCAAGGTTAGATTTAAAGGTTTCGATTATTGATTCCATCTTTGCGCGGTAATGACTTTCCGAATCTTTGTATCCTTCTGGCTGTTGTTCCCAAAGACGATACAAAACAGCGCGTAATCTTTGGCCCGGTGTCTTGCCTTTTAGTTCCGGGTCTAACGCATCAATCAAAGTGCGTTCATTGTTCTCTATTTGCTTCGCTGAAAAATAGGCAAAGCAAACTTTATTACGAAGCTCAAAGAGTTGCCCGGCTTTCGCTGGGCTTAACTCTTGCGTTTCTACGGTAACGGAAACTGACCCGTCTTTTAAGCTTCTTATGCTGCTAACTATTACAGGCAGCAATGTACCTTCCATCATTTTACTATAAACCTAACGTATTGATACATTTAGTCCGGACTTACTTTTCTTTGTTGGAGGGTAAATGGTTACAACCTCACCAGTATTTGGGTCGATAATTGTTTCCGGCCCTGTTTGCGATTTTAATCGCTCCTGACGGGCTTTTACTTTAGCCGCTATCTTTTCCTGTTCGGCCACCAATTCGTTTAATATGGGGTCATTACACACGCTGTAATCGTATTTTGTACCATGTTCGGCTTTGGTAATTTTATTGCCCATGAATTCAAAACTATTTCCGGGGTATTTTGCCGCCTCGGTCATTATGTTTGAATCAATCTCTTTCAGAATGCGCTCACTGGCCTTATCCATAGCACGGAGTTGAATTAAGACGGTGAGGGAGTTTATTTCGCCCCCCTGCACGGCCTGAATCACACCGTCCGAAAATACGTCTATTTGTGTGGAGGTGTTAGCCATCAGGGTTAACAACTGCACGGGTGTTTCGGGAACCTGGTTCATGTTAGAATGGTAAGGATTCATAAATCATTTGTGTCTGCTCACCATTGATAATAACAAAAGGGTCTTTGCCATCAAATAAAGCCTCCAGGTGGATAGGTTTATCTTTTGCTGCCTGTTTTATTTCAGGTGTAATGTCTTTCTTTGGCGAAGGCATTACTGAATATTCCGTGTTTTTGTCCTGACCTTTTTTACTGATCTTTAAATCGTAAGTGTGAGGGCTACCCCAATCTTCATTTTTTGCAAGTTCTTCAATCGCCTTTTGAATGGTTGATTGTGTAAACTCCCAAATTTTTATTTGATTGTCGCAATAGTCAAAAACAACTATTGCCCAAAAGTGCCGGATCGGTTTATCAGTCATAGGTTTTTCTGGCTTGTTTTTAAACCGGAACCGGTAAGGCTTGTTATCTTTCCAGTCAAGCCAACCAATTATAGGTTTTGAAAGGATGCGTAATTTGTTTTCGCCTTGTTGAAGTTTGAGGTAAGAACTTCCGCCTTGCGGTGCTTCGTAACCATCGGGTAAGAAATCTGTCATAATTGCTTTGTGGTTTAAATTGTTTTATTTTTTTTGATTAAGTTGATCGAGTGCCATGAAAAAACCAAGCCTTATAAAATCACCAATACGGTAACCTTGCAAGGTATATAGATCGTACTCTGCGCTTTCTGTTATCGAAGATACGATTTTCACATCGCACTTTTTACAATTTTCTTCAAAGATTTCACGCTCTTGTGGGCGTACTAAGTAGGTGTCGGTTATTGTCATTTTAAAAATTTGTTTTAGTTCCTCTAATTTTATTTTCACTGCCGACATCACCGGATTTTTGGTAACGCTTTACTTTCTCGTACAATACTGAAAGCTCAAGGATAGCGGTTTCGCGCTCGGCCTCTAACTTCTCCTTTGGGTCTGTGGCTGGTTGTAGCATTAGTTAAATCTCCATTTAAAATACCCGTAAACTAAATCCAGTGCCGCTTCAATTGACTCCTTGTCTGCCTTTGTTTCGGCTTGTAGTTCTACTACCGTTATTCTACGCTCTACTTCTGTATCGTAGAACTCTCTTACTTCTTCGTAGGGGATAACTTCCTCGCCTATCTCATCGCCCTCTGTGTCGAATATTGGAACTGTTAGTGTTTGCATAATTGATAGCTTTTTAGTTTAGCGGCTGTCAACCCTGACAACCAATTATGAAGCAAAGGTAGAAAAGTTTCTACCAATGTCAATAGTTCGGGTAGAATTTTTTAAACTTTTTCTTAAAAAATATTTAGGTTATCCGGTAGAATCTTTTTTACTTTACCGCCATGAAATGGATAACAGTTAAAGAATTTGCCAAAAAAGAAGGTATTTGCCTTGCTGCGGCATACAAGCGGATTAAGTCCGGTAAACTAAAAAGCCAGAAGATTTATGGAAAGACGGTTGTTAAAGAATAGAACGAAAACCGGAATAAGCGTATGTTAGCAGATGTAAAAAATGGCGGGTTTAGTGCGGAAATAGAAAAATACACCGCAGCTAACAGCAAACATTTGACGATTATCCGAGCGATTGC